GTATGCTTCGTGACTTGTCTCTGGAAGCTCCTAATAGACAGCCGACTTTCTACGGGTCTGGTCAGTTAGGTCAGGTTGCTTCTATAGCTAGAACTGCTCCTACTGCCCTGTACGACACCCTAAGCCCTAAAGCAGCAGCGTCTCGTAGAGAAGGTGTTCCTATGTCTGTGAGACGAGAAGCCTCTAGGATAACACCTGAAAGAAGGAAGAAAGCTGGGGACATTAGAAACAAAGATAAAAAGGATAGAACTAAAGAAGAGGTTGAGTTTCTAGGTAATTTTAACAAAGACCTTTCCTTTCTCGAAGGTCAATTAGACCAAACTCAGTTGTTAAAAACCGGCAGAGGAGAGCCAGCTCAAGGAGTTATAAAATCCTTTGAAAAAGTACAAGCCCTTGATAAAGGTACTTTAAGCCCTGACATTCTTGCGAAAGCTGTTTCTTTATCTGAGCCGCTGGCGAAAAGAGGAATATCACTAGATAAAAACAATCTAGCTGTTATTGAAGAGAAGATAAGAAAAGCTCAGGGTATAGGACCCAACGAAAAAGTAGAAGTTGTTATTAGAAACCCTACTGCTTTTTCTGACATTTCAAAAGAAAGCTTAAGAGGTCCTAATAAAGAAGCAACTAGGGTTTTCTATGCTAGAAGCAGTTTACAAAAATACTTCCCAGAAAAGAAAGACTTTTCAGATCAAGAACTGAGAGAAGCAGTCTCCATGACTCGACTCCCGGACGATAAACTATATAACTTAAGCAGTGGTAAAGAAGCTAATCGCTATGAGCAGTACTTATACAAACTACTTCAGCCTAAAAAGTACGGTACAAAAGGCAGAAACGATAGTAAAACAATTGATATGTACTATAAGTACAAGAAGATGGAGCAGGACGGAGTAAAGCTCAGGAAGCCTCAACAAGAAATATACGACGGAATGAAGGCTAGAATACAGCAGGTTTCAGAGACAGTTGATGTCCGTGACGGAACCGCTTATTTCCAAGGATCTCATCTGTCTTCCGCAAAAGGTTTAGGTGGCGCGAACGATCAGTACATGATGAACAAGAAAGGAGATTTCGTCCACTTCATTGATGACGAGAACGATCTTTTTGGTCAAACTGTTCCGGGTGACTCACGTGTTTTGTCCATAACTTCTCCTAACGGCTACAATATGTTTGCTGCTGCTGGTAGAGCACCTACATCAAAACCTAGCCAAGCTAAACAAACTTTTCAACGAGAGTTACAAGAAATGGGAGCAGAGCCTGTTAGCGCACTGCCTAAAGGGATGTTAGAGCAAGCAGCAGTAGGCATTCAGAAACAACCCATGCCAAACGTACGTCCGTCTGACTTTAAAAACGTAGGTGCTGCTGGTGCCTTAGCTGCACAGACCGCAAGAGAAAGATAGGGGCCACTTAAGGCCCCTTCAGTTTCACTCTATATCTCACAACTGTTGCCAACACAGGCCAACTGTTGTGACCCTTCGGTCATGTCTGACTCCTCAACGATGTCCCACTCGATAGTCTTAGGAAACTCCTTGACTAGCTTCTGGTACGTCTCCAGATCCACAGGCTCGTAGGGTGCTTGCTGGTACGTGTGTTCTGAGTAAGGCAGGAAGCTGATGCCACTAACCTTGTCGAACTTGTTGTACAACCACTGGCCTACCTCTAGGAACTCGTCGTCTCTGTAGTAGCAAGTCATGGAAGGCTTGTGTTCACACCAGTAGTCCTGATACAACTCCCACAACTCAAGCTGCTCCATGGCACCCATGTCAGTCGCTACTACAGCCTTCTTAGGAGACTTTATAGGGAACGAGAAGACCTTAGTAGTAGGAGAAGTCACGTCTATCTCCACAGGCACTCCAGCAGCCTCTAAGACAGCACACAAGGGATCTCGTGCGTCTGCTCTTACTCGTCGTACGTACTGCTCCGCGTATCTAGGGTGTATGCCTGACGCGCTATCCACCAACTGAGACACAGTACCGGAAGGCTTAACAGCAGTAATGGCAGTGCTAACATTGATGCCAAGGCGTACAGCCCATGTACGATTAGTCTTAATAGCTTCCTTCTTAAGCTCCGTGAGCCACTCCTGTAGTTCTGCACGACTCTTCCTCCCTGACATAACTGGATGATCCATGATACCTGTCAGTGACACGCCCAAGAGTGCTTCCTCTTCAGTGTTGTCCTTCCAGATCTTACGCAAGTACCTGAAGTCAGTCAGAGTCGCCTGTAGCGTCCCTAGGATGGCTGCAGACCTTACCTTCGTACGTAACGTGTCCAGTGTGTCCTCTGCCCTGACTACTACTTCAGACAGGTTACAGAACTGGTACGGACGTAGGATAATCTCTGAGCATGGGTTAGTACCAAAGTCAAAGCTGGCGTCTCTACGTCCATTCTTCTCTGCCTGACGCTGACTTGCGACACGACTGAAGACACCTCTTTCGCCTGACCGTGACTCGTACAAAGACTTCCACTCGTTTAAAAAGGCTTCAAAGTCAGGCTTCTCTGTGTAGCAAGCTGAGTTGTTAGCCAAGCCACGCTGAGGATTATCTACCCACCACTGCCCTGACTTAGCTCGTCTTATCCTGTCGTCGGTAAGATTACTGAGACTGATGAGGGCGCTACGTCTGACTCCTCCGACGACAACGATCTGTGCAATCTTACAGCAGAGATCATGACACTCGATGGAACTAAGCTTTCGTCCAGCAGAGTTTTGAAAGACGTCAACGGTGAAGCTAAAGAGGTCAACAAGAGGTTCTGGACCAGACGCTCTACCTCCGAAGGTCTTAAGGGCTGACCCTGCAGGTCTAACTCCAGAAACGTCCCACTTGGGTACTTGACCACTAAACAACATTGCGATAAGTTCCCGGTACGCTTTAGCCCATCCAATTTTGCTATCAGCGACGTGTATAACTGTATCTGTGTCATGAAATTTCTCTGCAACCTCCGGTAGTTTACTGATGTACTGTCGTTCCACGCTGAAGCCAACTCCAGTGCCACACATGAGGACGTACATCATCTCGTCAAAGGCTTTAGGATGGTCTATAGGCAGATAGGAGCAGTTAAACCCAGCTACATTGTCCCTGTCCAGAGCTTCTCCTGCAGTCATGAGTGCCCTCATGCTGGGCATTACGTCCAGATTGTAGATACCGTCGTAGAGGCTCTTGGCTTCCTTTGCTGACAACTTCTCGCTGCTAGTCCAGAAGTTCAGGTAGCGGTCCACAGTTTCCTTCCATGTTTCCCTGCGCTGCTCCTCTGGTAAGTAACGTGCGTATCGACTCTTGTGTATGTATTCTTGATATGCGTCCATTATAGTTCGTATTCTCCTCCAGTTAATAGTGACATCTTAAGTTGGTCCAACACAAAGTAAAGCTCTAGTGGGTCAATGTTTGTCGAGACTACTACAAACTCCTCCGACTTGATTATGCAAAAGGCGTCTTTGTATTCCTCTAGTTTCTCCACCGACATAATTGCGTCAAATACTTTAGGTACAGGTATCTTCTCGTCTTTGCCATTAAAGTTTCCTTCGATTACTTTCATTAGATGAGTTCCTTGATTAGTCTGTCTACGTACCACCTACACTTACGAAGGTCCTCTACGGGTTTGCCTTTGTAGTGAAAGCGCCACAGGTACTTCATGGCGTTACCTTTGAGGTAGCCGTGGAAGTCTTCTCTGGGCATACTTGCTTTGATTGCTTCGATAGCCTCGATACCACCTTGATTGTAGTGCGGAGGCTGCTCCACAGGGTCAGAAGCTTTGTCCTTGTTCCACTCTTCAGGTGTCGCTAGGTCAATACTCATCTTCGTTCTCCGTTTCATCCTCTAGCTCCTCTGCAAACTTCTCTAGTCTATTGATCAACTTGTCTTCAAACCTGTCCAGCAGTTCCTCCGAAGTTATTTCTAAACTTTCCAGAAAGTCGTCAGGATCGTAAGCTCGTAGTAGTCGTTCCTTAATTTCTTCCATAGTCAGAGACATCTTCCATCAACTCCTCTACTGTGTCTAATGTGTACCACGCAAGTCCTTCCTTGTCGCACCATTGGGCCATCGTCATCGTAGCTCCTTTTCTTATCTTCTTGTTTGGGTTCATAAGTACAAACACCAGTGTCTGACCTTCTTCCAAACTGTCTCTGACACTCTTGTACTTCTTGGTGTCTCCTTCTCTGAAGAAACCCTTACATTCGACTAGTGTATTACTAGCGATGTGTACGAAGTCAGGTCTATAGTTTCTGTGTATTGTGTAAGGAATCGTAAACGGTTCGTACTCAAAACCCTTCAGTACTTCCGCTGTGTGTTCCTCAAAAACACTACGAAACTTCGATTTCTTGGACCTTCGGCTCATTGTGTACCTCTACTAAATAACGTG